CGCGAAGGCGCCGCCCTCAAGCGCCCAGAAGTCGATGACCGCCCAGATCTCGTCGTTGCAGATCTGGGCCAGCCTGACCTCGCTCTCGGACGGGCGCAGGCCGGTGGTCTCGAAGTCAAGCGCGGCGTGGCCGGTGCCGATCAGGTCGAGCAGCCGATCGAGCTCGGCTTCGGTCGTGATCATCTGGTAGGCGGGGGCGGCGCCCTTATAGATCAGGCTGCGCCACTGGCCCACGCGGTCGATGTGCGTGTGCTCAGTGGTCGGCACGACCTCGCCGATTTTTTCTGTCCAGCCGCGGGCGGTGGACAGCCCGCGGACCATGGCCCCCCAGACGTTGTGGCTGTGCGGGTCGGGCAGGCCGCAGGCCTTGCAGTGCTCCTTAAGCATCCCGCCCTCAAAAATCTCGTGGACCTCAAGGAACTGCCGGGCGAGGATCAGGTACTGCTCTTTCCACTCTTCTGCCGCGTTGTGCGCCACCCGATCGATGGCGGACTGTATGTGATCGCGCATGCTGTGCCTCCCAGCGAACTGCCTAGAAATCAAGTTGTGGTGTGGAGAGGCGGGCCCGAAGGCCCGCCCCCGTGTCTTAGGTGCGGCGCGTGCGGCGCGTGCGCGCGGGCTCCGGCTCGGGCTCCGGCAGCGCCTCGGGCTCGTCCTTGGCCGCCGCACCGCTCAGCAGTTCTGCGGCCTCCTCTTCGGTGACCCACTCCTCGATGTCGAACCGCGGCTTGAAGTTCCGCTCGCCTTGGGCTTGGAACGTCTCGCGGGTGAAGTAGAAGAGCGGGAAGTTGGGCTCGCCGCGGATGGTGCGCTGCGCGATCTCGTCGAAGAGGTCGCCCACCGCGTTCTTGCCGGAGGTGCTATTGGTGCTGAACGAGTACTGCGCCGACCCGTCCTCGGCCATGAAGCCGAAGCCGAGCAGCGACTGCCACCCGTCCTGCTGCCGGCTGTAGGGCCCCTTGTCCTCGAGGTCGAGCTCCTTGATGGCCAGCTGGGGCTGGTAGATCGACCACTGGTGCCGGGCGACCGGCTTGTTGTCCTTCCAGCAGACCCAGCCGCGGAAGGCCGACCGGGGCTCCATCAGGAACAGCTCGTCCTGCGGGAGGTCGTCACGGTCGCGGCCGTAGGTGATGGCGCCGGTCTTGCCGCTAAACGACACGTACTCTGCGTCGCCGCCACCAGATCCGGTGCTCTCTTCGGTGGATGCCTGCGACAGGGCCTGAGCCATGGCGTCGCGGTCGAGGGAGGGGAGGTTGCCGCCCTTGGCGTAGGCGGTGAGGGACGTATTAGACATGATGTGCTCCTTTTCTACGTTGCACGTTTCAACAGAGGCTGTCTGGGCCTCATTCGACGGTCAGGCGCTCACTGGCCTTGCCCGTCGTCATGAAGGGCGAGAGGTCAATCCCCGCCTTCTCCATCGCTTTCCAGTCGTAGGCGCGGCGGCCGGCGACTGGTGTCATTTCGACGCGGTGGTTGCCCACCATCAGCTGCGACGCGTTGCGCGCCTTCAGCTCGGTCTTGATATCCTCGGCCGCGAACAACTTGCGCTGCGCGGCCTCCTGCTCGTCGGCCTTGGCCATGAAGTAGGCCTGCACGGCGGCGTCGAGCTTGCTGCCCTGATTGCCGCGGCTGACCTTGGCGTTGCCCTCGACCTCGATGCCGCACTGCTCCGCGAAGGGGCAGCCGCCGTACTTCTTGCATTCGCCCGTGCGCTTACCCTCGCGGTCGAGGCGCTCGGCGCCCTTGGCGGTCAGCATGCGCTTGGCCCGGGGCGCCAACCGGTCGAGGATGTCTGGGTCGCGCTCGACGCCCACCTCGATGATGTCGTTAAAGTTCGAGGCGTCCATGTACACGACCTTGCCAGACACCGGCGCCGGGAAGCCCTCGCCCTGCAGGTGGGCGATCTCCATGCCGATCCGCAGCTGCGTGACGTGCTCCGGCTTCGGCAGGTAGGCCCGGTTCGTGCGGGGGTCGATCGTCTTGAACTCGACCGCAACCCATCCTTCTTCGGTCTTCATGTAGCCGTCCGGCGTCGCGCTGATCCGGTGCTCCTCGCTGACCAGCGACACCTGATCCTCACCACAATACAGGAGCTCGGCGCCGGCCGCCCGCAGGCAGTCGACGAGGTAGATCTCGCCCTGCTTGCCGCGGCGGGCGAACCCCCAGTCCTGCTCGACCGGCGGCAGGTGGCGCTCAAACCACTGCTTGCGGATGCAGCTGTCCGCGGTCGAGGCATTCATGTACTTCGACCGGTCGATGCTGAAGCCCTCGCCGTCGTCGAGCGCCTGCGCGCCCTTGAGGATGATGTCCTTGATCACTGGTCGACCTCCTCGATCAAGCGCATGGCGTACTCGGCCAGCGCATTGGTGGCGCGCTCGAGGCGCGCGTACAGGTCTGCGTGGTCCGCCCGGGCCCCGGCGGCGCGGAGCACAGCGTCCACCTTCTGCTCCTCGAGGTGACGCAGCATGCGGACGGCGGACCATATGACCTCGGCCGCCGGGTCAAGCGGCG